TATCGGGTTTGGCTCGATCAGGATGAACTCATCCAGACCCCTTCGGCGATCGTGTCCGGCGGCCATACTCTCGACCTCACCCATGTCTTCCTTGAGCCAGCGAACCTCGGGCCGCCGTTCGACCGGATCGAGATCGACCTCTCATCGTCCACCGGATTCGACACCGGCAGCACCCACCAACGCAACATCGCGATCACCGGCCTGTTCGGCTATTCGAACGAGGAAGACACGGTCGGTGCGCTCTCCGCGAACCTCGCCGCAAGCCTCGCCGCTACCGCGTCGGCGACCTGGACGACAGCCCGCATCGGCGTCGGCGACGTCCTCCGCATCGACAACGAACGCACCATCATCACCGAAAAGACGATGGTCGACTCGACGCAGACACTGCTCACCCCGATCGGCGCGACCGCCGCAGACGTCACCGTCGCCGTGACCAATGGGACAGCGTTCGTCGTCGACACAGTCCTGCTCCTCGATTCAGAGCGGATGCTCGTCGTCGACATCGCAGGGAACAACCTCACCGTCAAACGGGCCTGGGACGGGTCCGTCCTCGCCGCGCATTCGGGGTCGGCGATCTACACGCTGACCGGTGTCCAACTCGACCGCGCGCAGCTCGGCACAACCCTCGCCGCGCATCTCAGCGCCGCGACGATCTACAAGTGGCGGCCACCCGGCCCCGTCCGGCAGCTCGCCATCGCCGAAGCACTCAACTCGCTCGAACAAGAAAGCTCCGCATACGCCCGCGTCGTCGGCTCCGGCGACTCCGCTCGGCCAGCGTCCGGCGTCGGCCTCGACGATCTGCGGGAATCGGTCTACAACTCGCATGGCCGCAAGGCCCGGATCCGAGCCATTTGACATGGCCGAGAGAATCAGCGTCACCAAGCACGGCCCGCTATTCGATGGCCGCGCGCAAGCTGCGCTAACCGCCTACATCCGCGCCGCGGAAGGCGTCGTCGCCGACGAAGGCGTGAACAAGGTCCAGGCGAGGCTCGGGACCGTTCTGAAGAACCCGACCGGCTTCTACGAGTCCAGCATCGTCACCGACCGCGCCAGCGTCGGCGAGATCATCCACGACGGCACCGCCTACGGGCCGTGGCTCGAAGGCGTCTCCTCCCGTAACCAGTCGACCCGGTTCAAGGGCTATCACACGTTCCGGCTGGTCACGCAGCAGCTCGACCGGGCGGCCGGTGGGATCGCGCAGCGGGTCCTCGGTCCGTTCCTCGCGCGGATGAACTGATGGCGCTCAAGGAGCTGATCGGGAAGGCCGTCGACCACGCTCTGACGTTGGGCGTGTTCGAGACCGTGAACGGGTACGAGCCGAAGTCCGCGGCCGGCTCCGGTCTCACTGCGGCGATCTGGTCGCAGGACGTGGCTCCGGTGCAGTCCAGCGGTCTCGCGTCGACATCGGTCCGGGTAGAGCTGTCCGTGCGGTTGTTCACGAACATGCTCGCCGAACCGCAGGACGCGATCGACCCCGCCATGCTGAATGCGGTCGACCTGCTATGCGCGGCCTACTCGGGCGCATTCACTCTCGGCGGCGCGATCCGGAAGGTGGATCTCCTCGGCTCCGACGGGGTCGCCCTCTCGGCGAAGGCCGGCTACGTCAGCCAAGACGGCCGGATCTACCGCGTCATGACGATCACGCTGCCGCTGATCGTGAACGACCTCTGGACGCAAAGTGTCTAGGGGGGTGACTGGGTGTGGATCGCCGCCGATCCAGTAGCGGGCATCTCAGGGAACTGGGCATTCTTGATCGCGATCGTCACGTCCGGTTCCGCGGTCGCGATCGTCTTGATCCAGTCTCGCCGCGCCCGGCCGTCGAAGAAGACACAGCAGAGGCATCTGCGGTCCGCGTCCGACGAAGCCGTCCGCGAATACCGGGAGCTATTCGTCGACCCGCTGCGGGCCGAAGTGAAGCGATTGCAGAGCAGAGTTACCGCGGCCGAGGACCGCGCCGAGATCTACCGGCAACGCTGGGACGACTGCCTGAAGGACCGGCGCGCCCATGACTGAAGAGTTCCCCGCGCCGGAATCGCTGCCGTCCGCATCGCTAGATCGGATCGCGGCCAGGCATGCCGCGCCCGTGTCGCCGTGGCGGCAACTGCCATTCTGGGTTCTGCTCGCGCTCGGTGTGTTGACGGCCCTATTTCTTGCGGCGGGCATCGTGAGCGTCCAGCATCGCGCAGACCGGCACGCCGCGGAGAACATGGCGGCTGCGCGCGCGAACGCTTCCGCGCTGGCGCAAGCGAACAAGCAGATCAAGAAGCTCGGCGGCACTCCCGTCCGGACACCCGCGCCGATCGTCGGCGCGCAAGGCATCCAAGGATTACAAGGCCCCCAAGGAGCACCTGGCGCGGCCGGCCCTCGGGGATCGACAGGGCCACGCGGTCCAAAGGGGGCACGAGGACCCGTCGGCGAGAACGGCGGCGCCGGACCCATCGGGCCGCAAGGCGAGACCGGGCCACCAGGCTCCGAGGGAGCGTCCGGTTCGCCTGGCCCCAGCGGACCGGCCGGCGAGACGGGGCCGACAGGACCACCTGGGCCGACCGGCCCAGCAGGATCCGACAAGTGCAAAGAGATCGGCGGGACATGGACAACGGTCACCCCGATCCCAGACCCGGACGGCACGCCGTGGCTGGTCTGCGTACTACCCGAACCGACACCGACATGAATCCGAGGCGTGCGGCATGAAGCAATCAGGACTCGGCGACAACCTCTACGTCGCGGGCTTCGACCTCTCCGGCGATATCGGCTCGCTCGATGCCATCAGCGGCTCACAGGCCGTCATTGATGTGACCGGGATCGATAAGTCCGCACCAGAACGGCTCGGCGGCAAGCGCGACGGCATGCTGTCCTACAGCGCATTCTTCAATGATGCTGCCGGACAGGAACATCCCCGCCTGAGTCTGCTCCCCACGACCGACCAGATTGCGACCTATTGCCGTGGCACGGCGCTCGCCGGATCGGCCGCATGCATCAACGCGAAGCAGCTCAATTACGACGGCAGCCGCGGCAACGACGGCGCATTCGCGTTCAAGGTGACCGCGCAGGCCAACGGGTTCGGCCTCGAATGGGGCGTGCAACTCACGGCGGGGAAGCGCACCGATGGGGGCGCCACGAACGGCACGGGCGTTGATCTCGGCGCGGCATGGGCAGCAGCGTTCGGATTGCAGGCCTATCTACACGTCTTCGCGTTTACCGGTACGTCGGTGACCGTGAAGATCCAGCATTCCAACGACAACGGCGGAGGCGACCCCTACGCCGACATCGCCGGGGCCGCATTCACCGCAGCTACGGGCGTCACGTCGCAGCGGATCGCAACCGCCGGCAACGTGACGGTCAAGCGGTGGCTGCGGGCGGTCACGACCGGCACTTTCTCCAACGCGGTCTTCTCCGTGGTCGCGGTACCCAACGCGACGGCGACGGTGTTCTGATGCAACCGTTCCGGATCGCTCCGCGCCTGCCGGTCGAGGCGGTCAAGACCTACCAGATCAGCAAGCCGATCCCGACGCATTTCCGGCCGGGTAGCTGCGCCGAAGCGCGCTGCGAGAACATGCAGCACGGCTGGCAGACCATTGTCGATGAAGCCACCGATCTCGGCGCGCGGCAAGCACGCTATATCCGCCGCGACTCCAGCCGCCGCTTCACCGAAACCCGGGACGAATCCGGCCTGACGATGTTCATATTCGAACCCGGCCAGACCTGTTTCGCCCACCACCAGATCAGCCTCGAACGCGAACCTCTCTACATCGTCCGAGGCGGCGACTGGCGCGGCAACCCCCGCGGCGAAACCTGGCAACACGCCAACGCAGACGACTGGGTAGACGACTGCGCCAACCATCAGCAAGCGCTGGCCGACCGGCTCAGCCAAGGATAGGAGACAGCAATGGCCAAAGAGACCGGCTTGGGATGGACGACACTCAGCGTCGATGACTCCGCAGGCTCCGTGACGGCGATCCTCAACGACATCACGAACCTGGACTTCGCGACCCCCCGCGGAGTCCAGGACGTGACCGGCATCGACAAGTCAGCGATCGAGCGGCTCCTGCTCCTCGCCGACTTCTCGGTCAACCTAAACGGCGTCTTCAATGACGCCGCCGTCAGCGCACACACCGTGTTCAAGACCGTGCCGTCAACGTCGGTGCAGCGGACCACGACGATCACGGTCAGCGGCGACACCCTCGCACCCGAGGTTCTCTACACCGATTACAAGCTGACCCGTGCCGCATCCGGCGAACTGACCTGGGAGGCGCCGGGCGTGCTCGCCAACGGCGTCGTCCCGACCTGGTCATAAGCCATGGGATTCGAGGGCAAGAAAGTTCTCAACCTCACCTTCGCCGACCCGCAATACGCGGAGCTCGAAGTTGCCGTGCGGCGGCCGACGATCGATCAGGTCATCGCAATGAGCGAGCGCCGCGATCTCATCCGCGAAGCGGCAGAGACAAGCGAGCTCGCGCTAATCGAGCCGCTCGCCGAACTGTTCTGTTCGCTGCTGGTGGGCTGGAATCTCGAGAACGATGGTGAGCCCGTCCCGCATGACGCGAAGGCATTACTCGCGCAGGACTTCGATGTGACCCAGACGATCCTGAAAGCGTGGGAGGACAACGCCATCACCGTATCGGCCCCTTTAGAGCAAGGCTCGAGCGGTGGCGAGCCGTCCCTGGCGGCGTCGATTCCGATGGAAACACTGTCGGCAAGCCGCGCGAGCTGATCTATGCCGAATGGGTCCTGGGCATGCTCAGCCGGTTTCCGGCCTACACGCTCAGCACCCTGCGCGCGGAGAGCGCCGAGCTTATGCAGTTGGTCGAGATCGAAGGGTTAGGAGGTAGCCGGGATGTCCAACACAGTCAATATCCAGGTCCGGGCTACTGACCATTCCAAGCCGGCGATGACCGCCGCGATCCGGCACACCGACCAGCTAGGAAAGAGTACAGACACCGCCGCGGGAAAGCTGAAGCTATTCGCGCTGGGCGCCGGTGCCGTCGTCGGCAGCAAGCTCGTCGGGTTCCTCAAGAGTGCGACACAGGGCTGGCAAGACCATCTCAAAGTCAATGCGCAGTCCGAGGCCGTCATTAAGTCAACGGGCGGCGCAGCGAACGTCACTGCGAAGGAGATGGAGGATCTCGCCGACTCGACGGAACGCAAGACCGGCGTCGACCAGGACCTGATCCAATCCAGCGAGAACATGCTGGCCACGTTCACGAACATCCGCAACGAGGTCGGCAAAGGCAACGACATCTTCAATCAGGCCACGCAGACCGTCACCGACATGTCAGTGGCGCTCGGCCAGGACACCAAGAACTCCGCCATCCAACTCGGCAAGGCCCTCAACGACCCTATCGCCGGGATCAGCGCGTTATCGCGGGTCGGTGTGACCTTCACGAAGCAGCAGAAAGACCAAATCAAGGCGCTCGTCGAGTCCGGCAAAACGATGGACGCGCAGAAAGTCATCCTCCGCGAGCTCGGGAAGGAATTCGGCGGGTCCGCAGCTGCGCAGATGACCGCAGGCGACCGAGCACGGGTCGCATGGAACAACTTCAAAGACGAAGTCGGGCAGCGAGTCCTACCGATCATGCAGAAATTACAGGACTGGATCGCGACCAAGCTCATCCCCGCCGCCCAATCACTGATCGATTGGCTGACGAATCACACCGATCAGGTCAAGACATTCGCGATCGGCCTGTCGGGCATTATTGCAGTGGCTGGCAGCTACAAGGTGCTGAATATGCTGACCGCATCGGTGCAGGCTCTGACAGCTGCCATGAAAGCGAACCCGTGGCTCGTGCTCGCCGCCGCGCTCATCGGCGTAGGCATCTGGTTCGTCCAGACCTACAAACGATCGGAAGAATTCCGCGACAAGGTCAACGGCGTGATCAAAAACCTCGAGCACGCGTTCAGCAACTTCATGCACGCAGTCGACAACGTCCGCCACGCCTGGGACAACCTCTGGCATGCCGGGGAGAACCTTGGCCACGCTCTCAACAACATGGATCACGCATGGAACAACGCCACCCATGCGATGGACAACGTCGAGCACGCCGGCCGTAACGTCGTCAACTTCTTCCGAGCCGCTTACCTGGACATCAAAATCGCGCTGCTACATATCGGTATCGCGGCGATCCAGTACCTCGAGATCCCGGTACTGAATGTGTTCTCGGCGATCGTGCACGGCGCGGCGGCGGCGTTCGGCTGGATGCCCGGTATCGGCGGGAAGCTGAAGGCCGCGCGACACCAATTCGATGAGTTCCGCCGCGGGATCGATAAGGACCTGGCGAACCTGAAATTGGAGCTGTCCACAACGCAGGCCCAACGCAATTTCAGCGCCTTCCACAGATGGCTGATGGCGCACGCCACCCCGATCACGATCGACCTCTATACGCAGCACCATGCCGGCCCGCGGCCGGGCACGTATTCACAGAACGCCTCAGGCGGTATCTGGCGAGGCCGGCATTACGACTCGGGCGGCATCTACGGTGACGGCAGCATCGGCAGCATCAACGAGCGGGGCGGTGAGATAGTCAGGCACCCTGACGGGTCGATGGTCTATCCGGCCGGTCAGGTACCCGGCGGTGCCGGCGGGCCGGTCGTGGTGCAGCTTCAGATCGTCGGCAACGGCGGTGGCAGCGAGTTCGACAGGTTCATGCTCCAGTGGATCCGCCGTAACGCCCGGATCGTCGGTGGCGGGAACGTGCAGACAGCGTTCGGTCACGGATGAGCGTCCCCGTCGCGGTCGTCGTCGAGCTCTACTACAGCGCCGCCTGGCATGACATCACGACCTACGTCTATATGCGCGACAAGATCGCGCACACCCGCGGCACCCCGAACGAGGCGACCACCGCCGACCCATCGACACTCACCCTGACGCTCAACAACCGCGACGGCCGGTTCTCGCCGCGCAACCCGCTTTCGCCGCTCTACGGGCTGATCGGCCGGAACACGCCGATCCGATTGAAGGTCAATACCAACATCCGGTTCTCCGGCGAAGTCTCGGCCTGGCCGCAAGCGTGGGACACGACCGGCACTGACGTCTACGTCCAGATCCAAGCTGCCGGCGTGCTCCGCCGGCTCAGCCAAGGCCAGCTCACCCACAGTTTCGGGCTGCCCACCTACATCACGCTCAGCCACCCCGCGCTGTATGTGCCGTGCACCACGAATCAGACCATCGTCGGCGGCAGCGTCGGCCATTGGATCTACGGCTCGATCCTCGGCCTCGATAGCTGCGCAGCGAATGTCCACTTCGGCACCGGTGACCTCGGCCCGAACCTGCCCAAAGGCATGGCCATCGACACGACCAACCGGATCGTCGACAGCAACGGGTACGTCCTGTCGGGGCGGATCACCGGAGCCGTGAACATCCCCACCGCGGCGACAGCGGTCGGCGTGTTCTTCGTGTTCCGCTGCGACCAGCTCGGCCCGATGACCCTCTACACCGTCGATAACGCCTACCCGTACCAGAAAGAATGGGACGTCGACCTCCGCGCGGACGGCACGAACAACGACATTCGGATGACGATCCGCGAAGGCGACCCCGAGAACGGCCCCACCGTGACCGTGCTCGGCACGACCGCCGCGAACCTTCTCGACACGGTGATCGCCGACGGGCTGCCGCACACGCTGATGGTCACGCTCACCGAGTCCGGCGCGAACGTGAACTGGGTCGTCTACCTCGACGGCGTCAACGTGCTCTCCGGCACGCGGAACAGCCGCACCGTGGACGGTATCGAGTTCATCGCGCTCACCTACCAGCCGCTCACGAGCAGCCGGCCCGTCGCGGTCGGGCAGCTCACCGCCTGGCAGGACGCGAACATCCCAGCCGCAGCGAACCTCTCCGCTGACGGGTCGCTCTATTCGGGGGAGACCGCCGCGGACCGTCTCTCGCGGCTCTGTAGCGAGAACAGCATCGCGTTCACGCTGGTCGGCACGGCGGCGGATACGACGCGGATGGGTGCGCAGGGCGGCGGGAACCTCGTCGCTCTGATGCAGGAATGCGCCGCCGCGGACCTTGGCATCCTCTACGAGCCCCGCGACTCACTCGGCCTGAAATACCGCACCCGAACCGACCTCTACAACCAGAACAGCGCCGTATTCCTCGACTACTCGACGTTCGTGTTCGGGGCGCCACCGAACCCCACCGACGACGACCAAGGCATCCACAACGACATCACCGTCACCGGCGCCGGCGGCACCGCCGAAGCGGTCCTCACGACCGGGCCGCTATCGATCCTCGCACCACCCGATGGCATCAACACCTACCCAACTAGCGCCACCGTCAACACCGAAACCACCGGACCGCTCAACGACATCGCTGCGTGGCTCCTGCATCTCAGCACGGTCGACGAAGCCCGCTACCCGACCGTCACGCTCAACATGCTCACCCCAGCCATCCTCGGAGACAGCACCCTCACCAACCAGATCATCGCTGTCGACGTCGGCTCGAAGATCAGCCTCACAGATCTGCCTACCGGGTGGCTGCCACCCGAAGATGTCGCGCTCTCGGTAATGGGCTACTCCGAAACGATCGACCAATTCACCTGGGGCATCACCTACAACTGCCTCCCCCAGTCGCCATATCAAGTCGCCACCTACGCATCCGGCGCCGGGCTCGGACTGCGGTTCGACGCCGAGAACAGCACCCTCGCGTCCAGCGCGACCACGACCGCGACGTCGTTGTCTATCGCATCGGCGGCCCGCACGCAGCTCTGGACAACCACGGCTGGCGAGTTCCCCTTCGACATCAAAATCGCAGGCGAACGGATCACCGTCACCAACATCACCGGCGCGAGCTCGCCGCAGACGTTCACCGTCACTAGGTCCGTGAACGGCATCGTCAAAAGCCACGCCAGCGGCGAGAAAGTCGCGCTCTGGTTCACCCCAAGATTCGCACTGTAAAGGAGAAAACGAAATGTCGAACACGATCTATGGCGCGCGCACGGTTACTCGCTTGATTGCTTATGGCGTCGGGCCGGAAGGCAATGAACCGAATTCCGTTCTCGCATGGGACTCCGGTTCGGGCACCGTCCCAAGCGACGCGGACATTATCGCGACAGCACTCGAATTGCGTGATCAGCCAGCGATCTCATCAGTCGAGCTGACGCGCGATTACGTGCAAGGCGAGCTAGTCGATCTAGATGCAGGTACTCCTGCATTTACGCTATAGCGGCGAATCATGGGACTCAATGCAGGCGATACGATCATTGCGCCTGGCAACCCGGCAATCCAGATATTCACTAGCTCTGGCACTTGGACGAAACCGAATGGCGTGCGCGCCGCCCGGGTCCGCGTCGTCGGCGGCGGCGGCGGATCCGGCGGCGTCACCGGCAGCGGCACCAACAACGCAATGAGCGCCGGCGGCGGCGGCGGCGGTTACGCCGAGCAGTACATCCTCGCGGGCAGCCTGTCCGCTACCGAGACCGTCACTGTAGGCGCGGCCGGCGCGGCCGGCGCGTCGGGCAACAACGCTGGTGGCGCCGGAGGCACGTCCTCGTTTGGGTCGCATTGCTCGGCGACTGGCGGTAGCGGTGGCGCTGGAATGGCCGGAACCACTGGCAATGCCAACGCAGTTGGCGGTGACGGCGGCACGGGTTCGGGTGGCGATCTGAACATTGCCGGCGACGACGGCGGTATCGGCTCTGTCCTGAGCGGCAGCAACGTCGTTCGAGCAGCCTATGGCGGCGGATCAGCGCTCGGCGGATCCACCCGCACAGCATCAACCACAGGCACCGCGCACAACGGCAAGAACTACGGCGGCGGCGGCGCAGGAGTCCTCGGCACATCCGCGAACGCTGCCGGGTCAGCGGGCGCCGCCGGCGTCGTCATCGTCGAAAGCATCTACTGATGACCAGATACTGCTGGGACGCCTCGCACTACGACTGGGACCGCGGCCCGATGAACCTCGCCGCCGCCCGCACGGCGGGGATCTCGATGATGACCCACAAGGCCGGCGAAGGCTACGGCACCCACGAGTACCACGACCCCCGCTTCGATGACTGGGCTGCGCGAGCGCGGCCGGTAGGGTTCCCGGTGGCCGGGTCCTATTACGTCAACCATCCAGGCGATCAGGTTGCGCAGGCGAAGCTGTGGATCGCCGATGTCAATTCGAAGGCGCCGTGGTGGATCGATCACCCATGTTGGGTGTGGCAGATCGACGCCGAGTGGTTTCAGAACATGCCCCGCCAACCCAACACCAGCGAGATCAACACCCTCGGCGATGAGATCGTCGCCCGTACCGGCTGCCGCCCGAGCCAGGTACTCGTCTATGCCCCCGACTGGCTTTACGGCAACACCCTCGCCGGACTCCGATACCGGCAACTGTGGGCCTCGGCCTACGGCGGCAACCCCGTCACCGGATTCAAAGCCGCCTACCCCGGCGACGATTCGACGCGGCTCTGGGATCCCTACTCAGGGATCGTGCCCGTCGTCGCGCAATACGGATCGCGGCTCCAAATCGGCACCCAGCCAGGCTGCGATGCCAGCGGGATCCGCGTCACTAGCGACGCGGCCCTGCAAGCCCTCTTCACCGACACCCCGGAGGACGACATGACACCCGAACAGGAAGCCAAGCTCGACGCCGTCCTATCAGCGGTCACGAGCAGAGATGCTGACGGTGCCTACCGGCAGATCAAGGACTACCGCGACGACATCACTCACGCGAACACGGTCCCCGGCATCAAGAAGACCGTTTCGGACACGTCCGCGAGCGTGCTGGCGGCGGTCGCGCAGCTCGCCGCGAAGGTGACCGATCTTCAGGATGCGGTCGCGCAGTTGCAGCCCGGCAGCCCTAGTGGCGCGGTGCCGTTGACTGTGCAGCTCACCGGCACGGCCACCCCGAGCGCACCGTGAGCGCCGTCAAGCAGGAGCCGGTGATCACCGCGTCGTCTGCGTTGGCTGTCATCGGTGCGGGCCTCGGCTACGCCACGAGCCATGGGCTAATCACGGAGACGCAGGCGTCGGGGTGGACGCAGCTGGCCACGACCGTCGTGCCGTTCGTGTTGCCGCTACTCGTGGGCTGGATCACCCGCATGCACACCAGCCCCGCCCAACCACCGGAACCACCGACATGAGGCGTGCGCTGGCGAGCCTGTACGCGTGGACTGTGGTGCTAGCGCTCACCATCCCGGTCTACGCGAACGCCTCGACATCCTGCACGGTCACCCCGCACCCACTCGAAGCCCTCGAGGTGGGCACGCTCACCGCGACTGGGCTACCGGCCGGCGTGCCGGTGGCGTTGTACACGGGGTTCGTCTACGACGGCCATCCGACCGGGTACAGCGATGTCGACATCACCCCCGACCCGGATGGCTCCTGGTCGGAGCCGGTTGTGTGGTCGCTGTCGGGGAAGGCGCAGTACCGGTTCGTGAACGACGCATCCGGGATCGCGCTGGCTAGTTGCAACGTGCTCGTGAAGTGAGTTAGTACGAGCCGAGGTTGCCCAGGATGTCGTTGAGCTCGCGGCGTCGCTGCACCAGCTCATGCTCGACATAGACCGCCGAACCGAACGCGATCACCGCGACGATCAGCAGAACCACCTTCACCCAGACCGGCATCCCCGGGACGATGAACGCGACGACAGCAGCGCCCACGGTCAGCACGAAGCCTATCCAGATCACGCTCGACCCCGAGGCGATGGACACGGATTGCTGATTCAGGATGAGGCCGACCCCGGCGAGGATCAGCAGCCCCATGATGATCGCTGGTTGCGCGCGCGGCTTCGGTGGTTGCGTGGGCTGCCATTGCTGGCCGTCCCAGCGCCATTGCGCCCCGGTCGCGGGGTCGGTGTGATACATGGACATGAGATTTCCCTCTGGACTCTCTGGACTCTTCGGTAACCCGCCGCCCGCCTCGGAGTCCAGTCACGAACCGGGCGGCGGGAGCGTGCTCAGGATGCCATTCAGATGCAGCGCGGGACAGAGCCGATCGTCCCTGTGATGACCCAGGTACAGGTCGGCGCGGGGTCGCGCCACGCCGTGGTCACGACCATGTGATGCGGGTTATGGGGTTGCTGCCACCCGCGGTGCTGCCCGTGGGCGGGGCTGGCGAGTGCGATGAGCAGAGCGATCAGAGCGTGCATGGTTTTCCCTCCCGGGATTCGTGCTGGCCTAGCTGGCCAGCGGGATCGGTAACGCTTGGACGGCGGCGCGCATCTGCTCGTCGTCGACTTTGGTGTAGATCGCGGTCGTTGCCGGGCTCGCGTGCCGCATGAGCTCCTGCGTGACTCTCAAGTTGCCACCGGACGAGCGGAGCGTCTGCGTGCCGTAAAAGTGCCGCAGCGAGTGAGCGGAACCGGGGACGCCGGCGCGGGTGAACACGTCCGATATGACCTTGGAGACGCTGCCCGCGGTGACGGGCTGGGTCCGGTCGCGGGGTGACGGGAACCACCAACCCCGGGCCGGCCATGCTGCGGCCTCGTCGATGAGCAGCGGATGCGCCGGCAACGAGGCGTCGACACTGCCCTTACCGAGTACCCGCACATGCCCACTCGCGAGGTCTTCGCCGCGGAACTTCGCGATCTCATGCACCCGGAGGCCTTGGCAGACTGCGAGGACAACCATCATCCGGGTCCGGCGCCGATTGCAGGCCGCGAGCACTCGGGCGACCTCGGCCGGGGTGGCGGGGTGGGGCAGGCCGCGGCGTTTCTTCGGTGTCTGCAACTGCGCCATGGGGTCGTCGCTGCGCTGCCCAGTCAGCATGAGCCACGTGTAAAAGGCGCGGAGCTGGGAATAGCGGGTATAGCGGCTGTTCGGTGCCCAGCCGGGGGTGGCGAGGAACGCGGCGAGTTGCTGCCAGCCTGCCTGGGCAGGGTCGCCGTGACCGTGGGCGAGCTGGGTGACAGTCTTGACCCGCTCATCTATGGTGCGGGCGGAGAGTTCCGCCGCCTGCATCCAGGTACGCCACTCATCGAGCAGTCTGTACGGCGTGTGATCGCCAGCTTCCCGTGGGTGATTCCCCCGGATGGGAAGGTAGCGGACATTCCCCCGGTCAGCGAGTCGATCACTGGCGCGCATGGCGGTCATGCAGCGACCGGGACGAGACGCAGCAGACGGTGAGTCTTACGACGCTCCGGCTTCCCCGGAGAAGCCTGAGGTTTCACCGGCTGAGGCACAGGCACAACGCCCGATGGCGTCTGGCCAGGACCGCCCCAGAGATTGGTCAGGATGTCGAGCGCGTCGACGCCAAGGATGTCGGCAACGGCGAGGAACTCGGCGAATGTCCAAGGCCGGACGCCGCGGAGCTTCTTGCTCAGCGTTGATTGGTCCATGCCGAGCTTCGGTGCGAGTTCGGTCTGCTTGATCCCGTGGTCCCACATTGTTAGGTGCAGGATCCGGCCGAGCGCTTCGTCGGCGCCGGGCTTCCCGGCGTCCATATCCCGAGTGACCGTCATGCTTGGGAAACTAAGTCAAACCCAGGCACATTGTCAAGGGAAATTCTGGGGTTGACAGAATATGACGGACGGGCCTACCGTCCTAGCCATGACGCAGCGGCCTACCGACGAAGACGAATCGGACCTACTGTCCGTGAGTCCAGCCGGCCAGTTGATCGGGGTAAGCGCCAGCGCGCTCATCCGCTACGAGGCACAAGGGCTCATCCGGAGCATCCGCACGCCGGGTGGACACCGCCGTTACCGCCGCGCTGACGTGGAAGCGCTCGTAGACGGAGGCCAAGCCGCAGATCAGACCGGGAAGCCCACGGTTTCATCGGCGCCCGATCTCGAGACGGGCGAGCCCGACAGCAGAGAGCGGCTGGACCGACCCGGCGCCTCCCACGACCAGCGCGCCTCATGACTCCGCGTCGCCGCAATCTCGCCCCCCGACTTGAGCGCGGCGGCGCGGCCTAAACAGAAAACGGGCTGGCCCGCCGCGCCCCGGCAAGGCCAGCCCACCACCCACTGACAGGGAGGACCGATCAGCAATGACGATAACAGACACCGAGGCGCCGACACAGGAACTCCGCGTCCCGCCCGCTGTCGCCGAGTGGCGCGCCGAGCAGGGCATGCCGCCGATCCAGGCGGGTGCGCACGACCTCGACGCTGCGCGCGCCCGGGCCGGGATCCCGGTGGGGTGGCCGTTCGTGCCGATGCCGCCGCTGCCTGAGCTTGAATGCGCGGACCTGTTTTATGACCAGTTCGGTGTGATCCGGCCGCGTAAGCGGTCGTCGGGGTTCC